GGCTTCAAGAATGGCCAGTACAAGTGGACGGGCTGCACGCTGGACCTGGTGATCGGGCATTCATTCAAGACGATGCGGTTTCCGAGCGGGATGTCACGCCGCGCTCTGACGTGGGAGCTAGGCAGGTTGACTGGGTGGGTGGAGGCGCTGAGCGACACGTACACGGCGGAAAACCCGGAACTAAAGCTAGTGAAGAAGCCGAACGGTCACGCCTCACCGGTGGAGATGCACGCATGAGATCAAGCGATCTTCACGTGGGAGACTTTGTTCAGCTTCCAACACCGCAAGGCGTTCGCCGGGTTGAGATCATTAACATGGATGACGGCGGGTTCACGGTGAAATGGTTCTCACCGGAGGGCTTAGGCCCCTACGTCGCCGTTCTTCCGCATGGAACATTCCCGCATAACACGCTGCACAAACAGCTTTATGCGGATGAGAGAGCGGGCCAGCACGAAAGCTATTGGACCAGTCATTCTGATTTTACAGGGAGGACAGGTGAGTTCTGAGCGAGCGGTTGCCGCTTCTTCGGAAGCTTGGGCTGAAGCTTGGGCTGCATCACACCGAGATCCGTACCTCTTCGCTACAAAGGTTTTGGGCTTTCTACCTCACGGGAGTGAACCGGACGGCGACAAGCCAATATTGGAGAAATGGCAGAGCGACTTTCTGAAGGGATTTTTCATCGGCTCCGACGGAAATCCCGTAGCTGATCCACGGCATTCTGTACGATCTGGACACGGCTGCGCTAAGACATGCACGATCGCTATCTTAGCGCTCTGGTTCGTGACGACGCACTATGACGCAAAATGCGTTATCACCGCTGCTTCACAGGACCAGCTTAGAGACGGCGCTTGGTCCGAACTACGCAAGTGGTCGAGTAGACTACCAGTCCCTCTTCGCGAGCAGCTGGAGATTTCAGAAGAGCGTGTCGTTGTTAAAGCGGCTCCCGAGATGGGCTTTGTTGTTCGACGTACAGCCAGCAAAGCAAACCCAGTGGCCTTGGCCGGCGTCCACGCTAAATTCGTCCTCTATCTCATTGATGAAGCTAGCGGCATCGACAATCTTATTTTTGAAGTAGCAGCCGGATCGCTATCGACCGAAGGTGCGATGGCGGCGATGTTTTCGAATCCGACCAAGACGAGCGGATTTTTCTTCGACACGCATAACAAGATGCGCGACCGCTGGCGTTGCTGGCGTGTGTCGTCAGAGGATGTGCCTCGTGCACGGGGTCATATCGCGGATGTCATCGCGGCGTATGGCAAGGATTCGAACAAGTATCGTGTTCGTGTTCTCGGGGAATTTCCAACCCAGGATGACGATACAGTCATTCCTCTGGAGTTAATTGAGGCGGCGAAGGGGCGCAAGGTTGAAGCGCATGCGGTGTGGCCGGTCTGGGCACTGGACGTATCACGGTTTGGCGACGACAGGACCGTTCTAACTAAGCGCCAAGGCAACGTCATGCTCGAGCCGCCTACGATTTGGCGAAACATCAGCACTACACAGATCGCAGGTCGGATTATCGAGGAATACCGACGCACAACGACGGATATGAAGCCGGAAGAGGTTTGCATTGACGTGATCGGTTACGGCGCTGGTGTCGTTGACGCGCTGGATGAGCGAGGGTCACCGTTCCGTGGCAAGGTCAGCGGTATTAATGTCGCGGAATCGGCATCCGTCAGCGGCAAGTACCATCGTCTGCGAGATGAGCTCTGGTGGAAGGGCCGCCAGTGGTTTGAAGCCAAGAACTGCTCAATCCCGGAAAAGGGATGTGAGGAGCTAATCGCGGAACTCGCAACGCCGACTTACGATTTTACGGCAACCGGCGTGATAGCCGTCTGCTCAAAGTCTGAAATGAAGAAAGACCTCGGGTTCTCGCCCGACATTGCGGATTCCTTTCTGCTCTCGCTTGCGGCTGGCATTTATCCGAGAGAGCCGGATCGTCATCGCCGGTTCCGGGAACGACCGAGAAATAGCGATCCTTGGTCCGCCTGACGCTGTGGCGTTTGAAGGGTCGAAGCCGAAGCTATCGCGCGAAAGATCATTCTGAAAACTTGGAGAACCCCATGCTTTCGAAACCGCAAGGTTCGACGGCGGCGCATAGTTTTGTGCCGAAGATGAGCACGAATATCGCAAAGGTCGAGTGGCACTCGGAGCGATCGGAACTCCACGTCACGTTCAAGAACGGCGCATCTCATGCGTTTCGGGATGTTCCGCTTGGTGTGTTTCACGACATGAAGCGCGCACCGAGCCCAGGCAACTTCTTCTTCCATAACATCAAGGGCCGGTTCACGGGCCGGAAGCTCGGCTCATGAGCATCCGGTTTATTGCTGAAGCGTTTCGTCGTGGGATTGGTGAGAAGGCCACCTGTTCGTCCGCAACGATGAAATACGAGCGGGATGCGGACACGGGGAAGGATCGGCAAGTCCTGACCTTCTATATCCAGCCGAACGACGGCGAGATGATCCCATTCACGCACAAGATCGACGGCAGAGCCGACCCGGTGGCGGGCGCTTCGGACGCTGCTCGCATTTATCTCGAAACACACTGAGGGAAACACATGGCACGCAATGGCGCACTGGTCGCCCCGGACACGTTCAAGGAACTGACGGCAATCACCAAGAGCGATGTGACGGTTTATGACCGGCCGTTTGATGCGTTCATGGTCGGTGGTGCCGGCGATGTCAGCATTACGGATCTGAAGGGCGTCACGGTCGTCGTCAAAGGATGTCTGACCGGCACGATTTACCCGATTGCCGCTTCGAAGATCAACAACGCGACGACGGCGACCGATCTCGTTGGCTTGCGGTACTGAGGGATAATCCATCATGGCGGACGATGCCGATTACATGGCCGTGAGCCGTGAGGAAGACGAGCAGAACCCGAGCAAGCTTGAGGCGGACGATCTGTTCGTCACGATGCGTGGCTGGTTCTCGACGGACAAGTCCAAGTCGGACGAATGGAGGGAAGAGGCCAGGACGTCTTTCAATTTCGTTGCCTCGGATCAGTGGGACCCGAATACTGAAAAGCAGATGGCGAGCGAGAAACGTCCGGCCATCACGTTCAACCGCGAACTTTCGATCATCAAGGCCGTGGCTGGTGTTGAGATCAACACGCGGCAGGACATCATCTATCTTCCGAGAGGGATGGAAGAAGGAGATGTCGTTGCGAATGAGAGTCTGTCAGCAGCTTCAGAATGGATGGCAGACGGCTGCAATGCGCAGCAGCAGGAAAGCCGCGCGTTCCAGGACATGCTTGTCTGTGGCATCGGCTCGACGGAATCCCGGATTGATTACGAGCTTCACCCGGACGGGAAGTACATCGAGCAGGCCATAAGTCCGCTGGAAATGTACTGGGACCACGCCGCACGGGAGCAGAACCTTTCTGACCGCAGACGCACTTGGCGTGCGCGGAAGATGCCATTGTCCGATGCGAAGGCGCTGTTCCCTGGAGAACAAGACCGCGACCTAAACTGTAGCTGGGTCAGTGATGTCGGTTCGACTGTTCCTGTGCCGGTCGAAGAGCGTAGGCTCAAGCAAGGGTCGATGACCAGCAGTGACACGAAGTCGACCGTTGTCATCCTGCAAATCCAGTGGTGGGAGCGAGAGAAATATCACCGCGCCGTCAATCCAGCGACGGGCGAGATGGAGGAACACGACGATAAAAGCCTGAAGGCGCTCAAGTCTCAGGTTGATGCAACCAACAAGGCGATGCAGACCGAAGCGCAGCAGTCGGGCGCGCCGTTCGAGCCGATGGAGGTTCAGAGCGTCACACAATATCGCCGCGTCTACAAGCAGGCATTCATCGGAGACAAAATTCTCAAGGCGGGTCCGTGCCCAAGAGCAGACGGGTTTACGCTGAACTTCATCACGGGAGAGCGCCACGAGACGAAGAATTCCTGGTTTGGGCTGGAGAAGCTTCTTCGTCCTGCGCAGCAGATGGCCAACAAGTGGCTGTCTCAGGCGACGCATATCATCAACACCACGGCGAAGGGCGGCATTCTCGCGGAGGAAGACGCCTTCGTAGACCAGCGCCAAGCCGAAGCAACCTATGCCCAGCCCGACGCGATCACATGGGTAAAAAAGAAGGCGATCAGCGAAGGCAAGATCATGCAGAAGCCGGGCGTCGGCATGGCCGCGCCTTACGTGCAGCTTCTGCAACTCGCCCTCGATGCGATGCCCCAGGTCACGGGCATCAACATGGAACTGCTGGGCATGCGGGATGTCAACCAGCCCGGCGTGTTGGAAGCGCATCGCAAGCAAGCCGCCATGACCATCCTTGCGACGCTGTTCGATAGTTTGACCGCATACCGGATTGAGATTGGCCGCACGCGTCTGTTCTTCATTCAGAACTATCTCGCTGACGGCCGGTTGATCCGCATTCTAGGGCCGGATGGCTACAAGGCGATCAGCCTCGTGAAGGACCAAGCCGTTGGTGAATATGATGTGATCGTTTCGGAAGCGCCGACGAGCCCGAACCAGAAGGAACAGACCTGGGCCGCGTTACAGACTGTGCTTCCCGCGTTCCAAGGTTTGATGACGCCGGATGTCGCTGTGATGTTGTTGGAGTACGTGCCCGGCCTGCCGCAGAAACTGATCGATAGCCTTAAGAAATTGCTCGAACAGCAACAGCAATCTCCGGAAGCCGCGCAGCAAAAGCAGATCGCGCAGGACGCGGAACTGACGAAGATCGACCGGGACAAGGCGGCATCGGAGAAAGACAGGGCCGTCGCGAAGAAGACGCTTGCAGAGACTGTGTTGGGTTTCGCATCGGTCGCCAGCGACAATCACTTGAAGGAAGCGCAGGCCGAGCGGGAACAATCGCTTGCGGTTCATACGAAGGTGAGGGCCGTCAAGGATTTAACGCTCACGGCGGTCCCGGAAGATCCCCTGTTCTCGAACTCCGACCTTCCGAAACTTCCCCAACTTCCGCAAATCCCCATGCGCCGCCAGCCGGATGCAAACCCGCTCGCAGCGCCGACGATCGACGACACCCCAGTCCAGCCGCCCCGAGGTCCCTCGATTGCGGGGATCAATGGCGCTGGCATTTAACTCTTAGCGGAGACGGACCTGAATGCCCCCTTTTGACGACGATCTTTCGCCGGAAGAACTGGCGTATATGCAGAGCGGCGGACGGACGGAACTTCCGGCCAAGCCCGCCGCCGAAGCAGTTGAGCCTGCGCCGGCGGCGGAACCTGTTGCAACGCCCGATGCTAGCGCGCCGACCGCAGAGGATGCGCCGAAGACGGAGGCACCAGGCGAGCCTGACATTTCGGACGACGATGATGAAGACGTAGAGGAAGGCCAGTACGTCAAGGATGCGCAGGGGCGGTTGCGTGATCCAAAGACGAACCGTTTCGTCAAAATGGTTCCGATCAATGCCGTGCATCGGGTGCGGGATAAGCACAAAGCGACGAGAGCGGAGCTTGAAAAACTCCGCATCGACATGGCGCGTGGCGAGGAACGGCTCGCAATCCTGAATGAAGCCTTCAGCGGACAGAACAAACCACTGGCGCAGCAGCAGGCGCCGAAGGAGGAATCTGAGCCCAATCCGTTCGAAGAGCCGACCGTCGACCATATGAAGGATTTCGTTGGTGCCTTCGATCAAATGAGCCGACGCAACGCCTGGCTTCTGAAGCAGCGCGAGAAGGACGCGGAGCGCACCGCCAACATCGAGCAGCAGACCAGCCAGCGCGATGCGATGTCGTCATTACGGCAGACGTACACGAGTGACGTGCAGGCATTCCGCCAAGCGAATCCCGACTTCATGGACGCATATCAGCACTTGGTGAAAGGTCGTCTAGCGGAGCTTGATCTTCAGGGCGTGCGCGATCCACTGAAGCGCAAAGCGATCATCGAAGCAGAAGAAACGCAGATCGTGGCGCAGGCTTTGCAGAATAATCAGTCCCCTGCACAATTGATTTACGGCATCGCAAAAGCCCGTGGATATATGGGGAAATCTGCAACTACGGTACCCGCCGCAACCCCAACATCAACGCCCGCTTCGAATGCGGCAACGGAGAAGATCAAAGCACTTCAGACCGGGCAGGCAGCAGCACAAACGCTGTCGAATGTTGGAGGACAAGCAGCACCGAGCTTGACATACGCAACGCTTGCACGTATGAACCAATCCGATTTCGACGCAGCGGTCGACCAAATGACCGAGAAGCAGCTAGAGCGTTTCCTAGGCGGTCGTTGAAATCGGGATGGCCAAGCATCCCACAAAGAAGACATCCCCAACACTACCGTGTCCCCGTGTGTCGTGCGTCTCGCGCAAGAGACCGTTTCAGGAATCGTAATCCTGCTTCGGACGGCCTCCGATAATGGCCACGGCGAACGGCTCGCCCAACACCCCGAAGCTGTCCCGCTGAGCGCAGCGATCAAGCGCATCAATCACCGGAACAGAGAACGGGGTATTTCCCATGTCTTACACGGAATTTGGCGTCAATGACGCCAACGCAGTGCATCTGTGGGCCAAAGTGCTCGCACGTGCGGAGCGTGACTCGCTTGAGATCGCGCCCTTGATGGGTACGGATGACAACTCGATCATCCACATCAAGGAAGAGACGGAGAAGGGCGCGGGCGACAAGGTGTCGTTCAACCTTCGCGGTCGTCCGAAGCAGGACGGCTTTACCGAGAGCATGACGGCCGAAGGCAACGGCGAATCTCTCACCATCCTCCAAGACTCGATCTACATCAACGAACTCGGTGGCGTCATGTCGTCGAAGTCGGAGAACACGATCGATGCGCAGCGTGTTCCGTTCAAGCTCCGTCAGGAGTGCAAGAACGCGCTAACGGATTGGTGGGCTGATCGGAAGTCGGCGATCTTCTTCAACCAGACGTGCGGTTATACGCCGTCAGTTGGAACAGGCGTCGGCAAATACCTGCGCACCGGCAACAACGCCGTGACTGGGCCTGCGGGCGTAGCGGGCAAGACACGCCAGATTTTCCCTGGCGCAGTGACGAACGATGAATCGCTCGGCAGTTCTGACACGTTCTCGGTCGGCTTGATCGATAATGCTGTTGCGGCTGCCCGTACGGGTGACGTGATGGTGCGCCAGGTGAAAGTGGCGGGCCAGCCCAAGTACGTCGTCTACCTTCACGAACAGCAGGTGGTGCAGCTCCGTACGAGCACGTCCCAGGGCTCGTGGCAGGACATTACGAAGTTCACCTACTCCGGCGTCGATCCGTCCAAGAACCCGCTCTATAGCGGTGCTCTGGGCGAATACAACGGCTGCATCCTCCGTCGATCGCAGGACGTGACGCCGGGTGTGCACCATTCGAGCGGAGCAAGCGTCGCCAATACGCGCCGCGCCATTCTGCTCGGTGCTCAGGCCGCAGCTTCGGCCTTTGGCTTGAAGAGCGAAGGCTCAGGCTCGGACGGGATCACCAAGTATCGCTGGAACGAAGAGCTGCTTGATCACAAGCGCAAGCTCGAAGTTTCGGCATGGGCGATCTGGGGCCTGAAGAAGACGGTTTACGACAGCGTCGACTACGGCACGGTCGTGATCTCCACCTACAGCGCCGCTTAAGGAGGGCTCCGAACATGCCGACGAATACTCAGGGACGTCCTGCTCGAGAGTTGTCCTCGCAGCAGGTCAACTATCTCCGCAAGACGGTGAACTTCAACGACCCCGGCATCGCCACGGGCATTCCGGTTCGAAGCTGGCTCCCGGAAGGGGCTCAGATTCTCCGGACCGTGGTGACGATCCAGACCGTGTTCAACGCTCAGACGACCAACGTCCTGACCGTTGGCACCAACGCTTCAAGCTACAACGACATTGTGGCTTCGGGCGATGTTGACGAAACGGTGTTGGGCGCAACGACGGTTTTGACCGGCGCGAAGCTCAACGCTCTTTCGGCCGATAAGCAGGTGTACGTCATGTACACTCAGACTGGCACTGCGGCGACGACCGGCAAAGCCTCGATCGTCATCGAATACGCTCCTGACAACGACGAATAACGCGACGTGCGGCCGGCAGCAAAACCTGTCGGCCGCTTTCTTCAATCCTTGGGGGCAAGATGAAGCGCGAACGGGTTCTGATCTGCATTCCAACGCATGACTGCAAGGTCAGCGTTCCGACGTGCCAATCGCTGATGTTCTCGATCGCTGCTGGTTCAAGAATCCACGCAATCAATATGCAGTTCGAGTGCGGGAACTCGATCATTGCGCGGGCAAGAAACAAGCTCGTCGCGGAATTCATGGCTGGCGGTTATGACCAGCTCTTTTTCATCGACTCCGATCTCGGATGGCAGCCCGACGCCTTTGTCCGGTTTATTCAATACCCTGAAGAAGTCGTTTGCGGGGTTTATCCCTATCGCTATGACGAGGCGCACGACGCTGGCAAATGGCCGGTTAAATGGACTGTCGAGGATGGTGCGGCAATCGCTGCCAACGAGAACGGGCTTTTGGAAGTTAAGGCCGCAGCAACCGGGTTCATGCGGATCAGGCGGAGCGCGATTGAGAAACTGATCGCGGCAAACCCGGACAAGCTGGTGCAGTGTCCGCAGACTGTGAACGGCTGGTATTACGCCCTGTTCAACAACGAAGTGCGGAACGGCAAGTTCACGGGCGAAGACTATTACTTTTGCGATCTCTGGAAGCAGATCGGCGGCAAGGTCTGGATCGACCCGAACATAGGCTTTGAGCACATGGGCGTGAAGTCGTGGCGGGGAAACCTGTCGTCGACGCTTATTGCCCAAGGTGGCGAGGCCTCCGAACAATCAAGCGCGGCATAGGGGTTAGGCCATGTCGACGCTCGGCGTGATGAAGGCGAGAATTGCCTCGGAATTTCGGAGAGACGACCTCTCTGCCGACATTGCGAACGCGATTACGACTGCGATCAACGCTTATAAGTACGAGCGCTTCCCGTTCAATCGCGCGGGATTTGTTGATGCTCCGGCCAACGACACGGAAACAGACAATCCCTGGATGACGACGGCCGAGCGGTTGATCCGCTGCCGTGCGAAGCTCGAAGTCGCGGTCAACGTCATAAAATATGATGCGACGGACTCCTTTCCTCAGTCAATGTTGGAAGAAGTCAACGACGCACTGACGCAGCTACGCATCAGCCTGGTCCAAAGCACGACGGCGGTTCCGGGAACACTCGGAGCGATGAAGGTCCGGATCGCGAACGAGATCAACCGGGGAGATTTGGACCCGGAGATTGCCGATGCGATCAATGCCGCCATCGATTACTGGTCGGGTGAGAGATACTTCTTCAACGAAACACGAGACACGACGTTCCAGACGATTGCCGATCAGGACAGCTACGGGATCAATGAATTCAACGACATCCGGAACGTCATCAAGATCGACTACATGATGTGCATTACCGGAGGTCTTCCGGACGGTCAAAGCTACGACATCGTCCCCCGGTTTCCGCGAACGATAGAGCGCTCGATCCAAAGTGGCGCGCCATCGCGAGGCATTCCTTCGGAATATACGTTCTACAATCAGACGATCCGGCTCTACCCCGTCCCGTCATCTCCGTTTGATGTGCGGATTGCCTATCAGCGATCGATTCCTGCTCCAGTGCAGAATGATGAGACAGGCAACGCCTGGATGACGGTGGCCGAACGGATGATCCGCGCCCAGGCGAAGGCCGAACTTTACAAGCATGTGGAAGCGCTGGCCGACGAGGGCAAGGCTGCGAAATACGCAACGCTGGCTGATGATGAGTCATCAGTTCTATCGCGCAAAACGACCAAGATGACCCAAGTCGGAGCGGGGCAAATACTGCCCTATAATTAAATGACAGAATTCATTCCGTTGCCGAAGAATGCAAAGGATATCTCTGGTCAGAGATTTGGCCGGTTAGTTGCTTTGGGGCCAGTTGGCTTCAGAAGCGGCAACGGGTGGCGAGTTCTTGAATGGCTATGTCTATGCGATTGTGGCGAACAACGACTCTCGCACCAATGCGTTTTAAAAAATGGCCGAGTGCGATCATGTGGGTGCATGCGGCGCGAGGCTGCCCTCTATGCATCTCAGCAGGGCATGACCCACGGGGCAACGCGTTCTCCAGAATGGAGAAGCTGGCAGAGCATGCTGCAGCGGTGCGAAAACCCAAAGAATACTTCGTACGCTAGTTATGGCGGTCGAGGAATTCGCGTTTGCAACAGATGGAAGAAATTCGAAAATTTTCGCGACGATATGGGCAACCGGCCATCTTTAAAGCACTCGATCGACCGCATCGATGTGAATGGCAATTACGAACCCGGGAACTGTCGTTGGGCGACACCGAGTGAACAAGGTCTACATCTTAGGCGCAATGTTATCGTTGAAGCATTCGACCGAAAGGGAGCCTTGTGCGGGTTTTTCCCCGAGGGGAGCCAATCAAAACAGTACGAATTTGCGCGGAAGCGGATTCACCGGGGCTGGGACGCCGAGAAAGCGATCAAAGCCGCTCTGATTGGGGTGAGCCCATGTCTGAGATGATCCCGTTTGGAGAATACCGGCCGGATTGCTCGGATTTCAACGGGTCGACGACGGCTGCGATCAACAACGTCATACCGAGAGCAGACGGTTACGGTCCGTTCAAAACCTCTGTTCCGATCACGGCGGCGCTCCCTGCGGTGTGTCGGGGGTATTTCTACGCCCGTGATGAAGACGGCTCGGTCAAGGTATTTGCAGGAACGGTCAATCGCCTTTACGTCCTGAACAACACAACGCTCCAGTGGGAGGATGTTTCCAAGGGTGCTACGACGTACACGTCTTTGAACCCTGATGCGAACTGGAGCTTCGCGCAGTTCGGAACCCTGATTGTTGCGGTTCAGCAGAACGTCAATCCGCAGGTGTTTGACCTATCGTCTGACACGGAATTCGACGACCTCGGTGGCAGTCCGCCGAAAGGGGCGTACGTCTCGGTCGTGAACCAGTTCTTGATGCTCTCCGGACTGCAGCTCAATCCGAAGCGAGTTCAATGGTCCGGCTTGAATGACGTCACGAACTGGACCTCTGGGGTTAACTCCTCGGATTTCCAGGATGAGCCGGACGGCGGGTTTATTCGGGGTGTGATCGGGGGCGAATTCGGAACGATCCTGCAGGATCAGATGATCCGGCGCATGACCTTCTCGCCCGGCTCCGATGTGATCTTTGAAATTCAGAAGCTCGCGGAGAATCTTGGCGCTCTTGGGCCGTATGCGATTTGCTCCGGCGGATCGCTGCACTTCTTTCTGACACCCAAAGGCTTTCATCAGGTCGATAACTCGGGGGGGCTGACGCCAATCGGGGAAGAAAAGGTCAACCGGACATTCTTCGCCTCCTATGACTCGTCCAATCCTCAGTTGCTTCAGGCTATGGCTGATCCGAACAGCAACATTGTGATGTTCGTCTGGAAGTCGGTCGCATCGTCTCAAATCCTGTTCGATAGCGCGCTGATTTACAACTACGTTCTGCAGCGCTGGGCGCCACTGTCAGTGAGTGGAGAAGCGTTAGCGCAGTTAGCGGCTCCAGGTCTGACGATGGAAGCCCTGGATGCCATTGCGCCGGGCGCTCAGACGATCAGTGGCGCGGCGAACAACGGTTCAGGGAAAATCCGCCTCACGGTCGGATCAACGTCCGGATGGACGACGGGTGACTATAAGACGATTTCCGGTGTTGTGGGGACGACGGAGGCTAATGGCACGTGGGCCATCACCGTTATCGACGGAACGCATATTGATCTCAATGGATCGACGTACACCCATGCCTATTCCTCGGGAGGAATTGTCGGCGGTTCTCTTGATGCGCTGCAGTTTTCACTCGACACGGTAGGCCTGGCTTCGCTACCCGCGCTCTCCTGTTGTGACAGCACGCATAGAGTTGGAACCTTTACGGGGCAAAACCTCGAAGCCGTTCTGGAGACGGCGGAGCAAAGCGGAAACGGCCAACGGCTTCGCATTCGTGGCTTCACGCCGATCACCGATGCATCAGATGTTAAAGGAACGATTTCCAAACGGGAGAATCTGAGAGACGCGCGCACGTATCTGCCAGAGTCGTCGATGAATGGTGAGGGCGTGTGTCCCCTGATCTGGTCGACCCGCTACGCTCGCGCAAGAATTCGTATTCCTTCCGGTCAAGCATGGTCCTTCGCAAGCGGTGTCATTCCCGACGCCGGTGCGGACGGTCAGCATTGAAAGAGGGGACACGTGTCAGGAAACTGTCCGCCATCAACCGAGAAGGATCCGGTTCGGCTGTGTCGCGCCATTCGGGACTTGTTCGCCGGACGGTCGAATGCAGCGGGAGAGTTCACGCTGCGAACGGGTCAGACGACGACCGTCGTCTCTGCTCCGAATTGTGGCGCTACAAGCAAAGTGTTTCTGCAAGCCGCCTCAGCAAATGCCGCCACGGAAGTTGGAAACGGCACGATCTACGTTTCGGCTGTTGACGTTGGGGAATTCACGGCGACGCACGTTAACTCCGGAACGACCAATCGGAAATTCTATTACAGGATCGCGGATTGATGGCTGACATCGAGATCATCCAAATACCGATGGAGATGGTCGGCGCGATGCTTCCGCATCTCGGTCCGCATCTTCTTCGTGGAGCTTCGGCAGAGCCGGAACAGGTCAACGTCAAAGATACGATCGATCGCATCGTCGATGGTCGCATTCAGATGTGGGCCATCATGACACCGGACGAAATCCACGCCGCGTTCCTGACCTCTGTTCTCTCGAATGACGACGGGACGTTCGATCTCGATGTCTACGGGCTTGGAGGCGCGGGCATTCTGAAATGGGGCAAGCTTATCTCTGACCGGATGATGAGTTTTGCACGGTTCACAGGCTGCAAGCGGATCGTGTTCAGCGGCCGCAAAGCACTGCTCAAGGCATACGACGGCGTGACGATTACCGGCCGTCGTCCGGACGGGCTCTATCAATTTGAAAGACAGGTGGCGGCATGAGTAAGGGCGGCGGGAGTAAATCCCAAAAGCAGGTCACGACGTCCGAACCGTGGGCAGCAGCACAACCTTATCTCAAGGACTACCTTGCGAAGGTCGGCAGCCTTTCTGGGTCAACGGACATTACGCCGGCGCAAACGGATGCGTTCGCACAACTTGAGACGAACGCAAAAGCCGGAAATCCGTTCTCAAGTTCACTGACGACAGCCGCAAACAGCGCTCTGAATTACGACAATTCCGATCAGGTCGGCTTGTTAAAAGACGCCTACGGCACGCTGCAGAGCAATCTCGGAGACTATGCTTCCGGGAAATACCTCGATGTCGGAAACAATCCTCAGATTCAGGCGGCATTGAAGGTCGCGGCAGACGATGCGCAGAGCCGTATCAACCAGATGTTCGCTGGCTCTGGGCGTTCTTTCTCAGGCGCGAACCAGGGTGCCGTGGCACGTGGTGTTACGTCTGCTACGGCACCCATTCTGTTGAACGAGTTCAATCAGCAGCAGCAGAACCAGCTTGCGGCCGCAAATGCACTATTCGGAGGGGCTGGTTCAACGGCCTCTGGAACCTCTGCCCTAGATACGACGAAGGCAAACATCAACGCGGCAGGTGTTCCGTTGTCTCAGTCAGCAATGGATGCAGCGAACTACACACCGAACCAGCTTCTCAACATCGAACAGCAGAAAACGGAACTTCCGTTTCAGAACCTGTCTCTGCTGAGCCAGCTTCTCCTTCCGGCCGCAGGGCTTGGAGGAACGTCGACAGGGAAGGGCTCCGGAAGCGACAGCCAGTACGGCATCACGTCTTCCGGTGTCGGGTCTGTCATCGGCGCGCTCGGCTCCTTGTTCGCCCTCTCGGATGAAAACGCGAAAGACAATATCGAGCCCGTTGGTCTCTTGGCCGATGGCCAGCCGATCTACCGCTACAACTACAAAGACGATCCAACCGGCGAAGTTCATATCGGCCTGATTGCGCAGGATGTTGAAGGTGCGACTCCGGAAGCGGTTGCTCCGATGGGCAACGGATTTAAGGGCGTGGATTACGACGCTGCTACGAGAAACGCGGCGGCAATGGTTCGTGATGCGGTTCAGAAGAAGGGCAAAGCAGCATGAACATCACCGACCTTCTGACGAGCCTTGCGAATGGCAAGGGGCTGAACATCACACCGGGCGTTCCGGATACGAACCTTCAGCAGGTGGTGTCACGCTTTGCGCAGGGGAATGGCGCGCCTCAGATGCCGTTCGGCATGGCCGTGCCTCAGATGCCTGACCCGGCACAGGCGGCAAAGATGTTCGCCGGTCTCAGCCCGTCAGCCGATGTTCCAACGAACCTTCCTGGCAGTCTCGCAGTTCCGAACGATGCGCAGACCGGGGGCTATATGGGTGTCGGCGCAGGGCTGCAGGGGAATATCCCGAAGACACCGCTTCCGCCGCCTGAAACCGAACTGACGTCGCCGCAGAACACGTCAGGTATGACGACTGGATCGATTGCGCAGCCTTCTGCCCCGGCGAGCACGTCAACACCAGATTTCAGCCACTCGTTTGCCGACACGCTGACGAACGTCGGCAATGCGCTTCAGGGGAAGGCCACAGCTAATCTCGGTGAAGACACGCTCAGCAAGAACAAGACCTACCAGGCATTGATCGCCAAGGGACTAGACCCGGCGAGCGCGGAAGCGGCTGTGCGTAACCCGACAATTCTGCAAGCGGTTCTTCCTGCTGTGTTCAACCCGACCAAGAATCTCACCAACGATCAGCGGGAATATGAAACGGCGCAGGCTCAGGGGTTCAAAGGAACGTTCCTCGATTACCTCACGACGGTAAAGCGAGCTGGCTCTCCGCAGTTTAGCGTCACCACTGATATGAAAGCAGAGAACGCGGAATCAAAAGGTAGAGGGGAAGGTCTAGCCAAGCGCCTGAACTCAATCGCCGAAGACGGCGTTGAAGCAGGGAAGGACATGCAGACGCTGCAGCGGCTATCTCAACTAACCAGCAACGTCGATCCCGGCACGAAGACGGCGCTGCTTGAGCAGGTTCGAGATCTGACCGGCATTGCGCTCGATCCTAACACCGACAACGTGCAGGCATTCAAGGCGGCCGCCAGCTACCTCGCGCCCCGCATGCGGGTGCCGGGGTCCGGTGCCTCATCCGACCGGGACGTGTCGCTCTTCATGAAAGCGCTGCCGTCGCTTCTTGGCACTCCAGAGGGCAATCAGACGGTCATCGAAACTCTTGGTGGGATGGCTCAACAGCGCCAGCGAAGAGCGGACATTGCCGCGCAGTGGCAGCGCGGGGAGATCGGCGCGGCAGACGCGGACCGGGCAATGGCCGCTCTTCCTGACCCGTTTGCTGAATTCAAATCCCGGACAAAAGGTATGCAGCAGCCGCAAGCAGGCGATCTGCCGGTCATGACGCCGGAGCAGGCGGCTAGGGCTCCATCTGGCACTAGGTTCAAGGACGTCAACGGTAAGGTGAGGGTCAAGCAATGACCGCGAAAGACCCCTACGCCGGAATTGCAGCCCTTGTCCCGGACGCAGACAAAGACAAAGACCCTTATGCCGGGATCGCGAGCCTTGCGCCGTCCGGTCCGGTTGCGACGGATTTCTCAAAACTGACGTCGCCCAAAGACGTGCAAGCCGAGATGGACAAGATCCCGGATGCGGATGGTAAGCGCGCTTTCTTGAACGAATGGGCACGACAGAGAGTCGGCAGCGAAGGCGTCCACAACGTCGCGACGCGGCTGTTCGCAAAGGGGACTCCTGTCGGACCTTGGCTTGATGAAATTGGCTCAGGGCTGAACTCTGCGATCCATACCATCTCTGGCGGCCGAGCCGGAATGCCCTACGATCAGGCGCACGCTTTGGAAGAGGCGAGAGACGCAGAGACGGAGCGCATTTCTGCGGAGCAGCCGAAGGTAGGGCATCTACCGCTGATTGGAGATATCACGACTGGCTCTTTGATTAAGGGGGCCGGCGGCGTTGCGAGTGCGGCAGCCGCTGCCCCGCTCGCTCCGCTGCGCGTGATGCAGGGAGAGGCGGTGGTCCCGAGTATCATCAACTACGGCGCAACAGGGGCTGCGACGGGGGCTGTGGCAGGTGCTGGCGAAGGTGAAGGACTGGACCGGCTGAAGAATGGAGGCATTGGAGCCGGAGCCGGTCTCTTGATTGGCGGCGGCGCGCCTGTTGCCGGTCGCGCCATCGCCGCCCCTTATCGGGCTGTCCGCGATCGGCTCCGGCCACTGCCGGAGGAATTGAACGGCTTCTCTCGACCTGAAATCGACAGGGTGTCACGTGCGGTCCGTGATGACCAGATCCCGCAAAACTTTGATCAGCTCGCCCAGGAGCTTGGTCCTGAAGGAATGCTTGCAGACATGGGTCCCAACGTGCGGGCACAAACCTCCGCATTAGCCAATCAGCCTGGCGCAGCCCAGTTTCGCATTCGCGATGCCTTGGCGGATCGTTCGGAAGGAGCCTCCGATCGCATTCGCGCTGATCTTGATCAAGCGTTCGGCCCTCAGCAAAACGTCATAGCTCTCGAACGGCAGAGAACGAACGCAGCCAACATGGCGGCACGGCCGCACTACGAAGCGTTTGAGAATGCCGAAATTCCGATGACCGAGGAGTTACACGGCGCCTTGCAGGAAGCGCGGCACTGGGGAGCCGTTCAGGAAGGGATCAAGATGGCGCGGGGGCAAAGCATCATGCCGCGCGCCATCAACCGTCTAGAGCCGGACGCGATGACACCAATGACCGGCCTTCCGAACCAAGTAACCGATCTCGTGCCGTCTGGACGGGAACTCGATTATGTGAAGAGGGCGCTCGATCGCAAAGCTAATGAGGCTTTCGAAAAGGGAGATACGCATCTAGGAGACATCATCAACCAAACGGCGCGGCGGCTAACAACGGAAATCGATCGCATTTTGAGCCCGGATAACCCGGCCGGAAGCGTTTACGCCAGAGCACGCGGCGCGGCTGCGGAAGGCAAGCAGTTCAGCGAAGGCTTGCGTGATGGCTCAGGCGTTTTTTCTCGCCCGAAGACCCACCACCCAGATCAGGTGGAAGATGATCTTTATGACGCCTCGGTGCCGTACAGCGACGGGTATTTCGCCGGCGCTCGCGCCGACATCGGCAACATGATGGACGAATCGGCAACCCAGTTTGGAAGCACGGGCGACCGCGCGGCGCGGAAAGGATTGTGGAGTCGGAATTCTGAGCGGCGCATTCAGCAGTTAACCGACGTCCCAAACGCCCAACGCGTTCTTAATCGACGAGACGCGGAAAGCACGTTTGCTGAGACGCAGAATACTGCGTTGGCGAACTCGGCCACAGCCGCTCGGCTTCAAGCGCAGAAAGAGTTTCCAAATCCGATCATGAACAATGGGGAAGGACCGCGCGTCACGGATGTGACGTTGACGGGCATTCCGCTGAAAATTCTTCAGAAGGTCGTCGGCGCAACGACGCGAGAGTCGACCAATGAATCCTTGACGCGCATGGCGGACAACGCCGCGCGCATTCTCACGGCGACGGGGGCTCAGCGCGATCAGTTCTTCCGGGGCCTCGCCAAAAATCTTGAACGTCGTGGGGCGACGGCAGAGCAGGGGGCACAGATCGCGGGAGCGGTGGAGGCGTTGATGCTGGGGTCGGTTCCAAGCGCAGTCGGCGCCGCCACTTCTGACGGAGGGCGTTGAAGGACACCACGGTTTCGGCTCGGCCTTCGGGCGTATCGATGAACCAGCCGAGCACGATCGTTCCGATGAACAGCACAGGGAGAAGATACCAGTAGCCCGCGTCCACCATGTCGTACAGCGCATACTTGTACATGAGCAGAACGAGACCCGTCACGACGATGGTGATGATCTGAAGCACGAAGAGTATGGCGACCCGCATCAAGTTTCTCGCGTTTGTGCAGTGCGTATTCAAAAACAACGAGCACTGGAATGGCACAGACGCCAGCTTCGATCCGCTACAACAATCCTGGGGCGCAATGGCCAGGACAAAGCTCGAAGAAATTCGGCGCTGACGGCTACGCAACGATTGGCGGTGGCAATCAGATTGCGATTTTCTCCGATCCCGTCAATGGCGGAGCGGCGCAATTTGACCTGTTATCCCGGAATTATGCCGGGCTCCCCCTGACCGAGGCCATCCGAAAGTGGTCGGGTGGCAACGCCTCAGATGCCTATGTCGCGAATATCGCAAAGCGAACCGGGCTCAGTCCCGATGCGGTGCTTTCACCAGAGCTTCTAGCCGATCCGGCTCGAGCCATCCCGCTCGCAAAGGCGATGGCCGCCCATGAGGCAGGCCAAGACTATCCAATGACAGATGAACAATGGGGCAGCGCATTCCAGCGCGCTAGCGGAGGGGGAAGCATGCCGGTTCAACCAGGGTTCGGAATGTTGGCGGGCGTACCGGGTACGACCATCGCAAATCCAACCTCAGGCGGTCCGCAAATGGCTCTTCCGGCCGGTCTCTTGGCGGGCATGGATATGTCAGGCCAAGCCCCACAACAGCCGCCGGTGGCCGCGCCAGGGGCGGGAGCCGCGCCTTCAATTCTTCAGTCCTTGGCAGAGGCCGATAAAGGCGCGGTCGCGGCAATGCCGAAGATGGCGGACTTCCAATTCTCGGCGCCACAGCGGGCGCCAGTTGATCTCAGCCGCTTGGCTCAGATCGCACAAAGCAGACAGAAGCTCGGGAGCCAAGCATGACATTCTATCTCTGGTCAAAAACCGCTTCCGATAACGATACAGCCGATCCAACAGCAAACCTTCGCGAAGGATGGTCCCCCTCGATCGTCAACAATTCGATCCGGGCTTTGATGGCGGCGGCTGCGAAGTTTCGCGATGACATATCTGGGATTCTACCAACAACGGGGACAGCTTCCGCCTATGCTGTTGCGACAAACCAATACCTGACCTCAGGAATCCCTGATGGATTTACGGTGAGTTTCCGGGTTCATACCACGAACAACGCGGGCGTTACGCTCAATCCTGATGGTCAAGGTGCCGGACCTTTAAGAACAGCTTCCGGAGCGTCCATAGCTCAGGGCGTGCTTATCTCGGGGAATGTCTACAAAGCCACGTATGTCTTGGCGAACACCGAATGGCTCCTCCACGGATTCTATGGCGGGGTTGCCTCGTCGACGATCGATATTCCGTTTCTGATCGGAGATGGGTCGAACGTCATCACGACAGGACTGGGAAGCGCAATCGGGCCTTTCGACTTCGCCTTTGAGATTTCGGCTTGGTCTCTGCTCGCGTGGCAGAGCGGATCTATATCGGTCGATCTCTACAAATGCACCTATGCGCAATGGGATGCGGGAGCGACGCACCCCGTTGCAGGTGACAAGATCACCGCCTCTGCGCCGTTGGCGATTTCGAGTGCGCTTAAGAATCAGTCCAGCGCCCTGACCGGATGGACGGCGACGGTTGCCGTTGGAGACATCCTCGTTCCGAACGTTGCGTCCGTCACCAGCATCAAACGCCTCCAGGGCATGTTGAAGGCGCGCAAAACGTCATGATGAAGCCTGACGATCGTTCCCCGTGGGGAATTCTCGGCGTTCACCCGACGCGGATGACGCATTACCTCCGCGTGCGCCGGAAACCGATCAAACGTGTGTCGCGTTGGATGCTGGTCGCCGGGATGGTTCTTGCGGTCCAGACGACTTATTCTCTCGATGCAAGCCGCAATCTTATTGTTCAGCAGGCAACGATAGAGCGCCAAGCCAGTGCGCCTCATAAGGCCTTCAAATATTGCACGTCGACGTTCGTTTTTTTTACGGTTGCTGGCGCGGGCGTATGGATCGTCCCGACTGATTGGAACAGTGCCGACAACAAGGTCGAATGCATCGGGGCCGGAGGCGGCAGCGGTAGCGCATCGAACTCCGGTGGCAGCGGCGGCGCTGGCGGTGGTGCTTACTCGGCTTCGACGAATTTAACGTTTAGCGTTGGCGCCGGTGTCGCTTATTCGGTCGGCGATGCTGGGCTGGGTGGCGCGTCGGGCATTGGGCATAACGGGACAGCGGGCGGAGATACGTGGCTCGGCGCTTCTTCGTTTGCTTCGGCGACTGTTGCAGCCAAGGGCGGCGGGAAGTCCGACGCGTCTAACAATAGCTATTCAAACCCAGGCGCGGGCGGGTCGTCGTCCCTTGGTATAGGAGCAATCAAACGAAGTGGCGGCTCTGGCGCGGGCACGGCAGGGGGCGGTGGCGGTGCTGGTGGACCGAACGGGGCGGGGAACAGCGCATCAGGTCTGAACGGCGGTGCTGGAGATGCGGGATTAGGTGGCGCGGGCGGTCGACCAGGCGGCGGCGCGGGCGCCAACATGGGCGGCGGTGCGGTCGGTTCCGGTGGTGGTGGCGGCGGTGCCAAAGACGGCGGCCTCTACGGCGGCGGCGCGGGCGGACAGGGTTCAACGTCTGGATTTACGTCTGCAGGCTATTCCGGCGCAAAAGGCATCATCGTAATCACCTACACGCCACTTGTCCCGCCGACGGTCACGAGTATTTCACCGAATTCGGGTTTTACGCTCGGCGGCGACAGCGTCACGATTACCGGGGCCTCGTTCACGGGCACGACGTCCGTCAAATTCGGCACGTCTAGCGCAACCGGAGTGATCGTCGTCAACGCGTCGGCGATCACGTGTCTAACACCGGCACATGTTTCTGGGACTGTCGACGTATCCGTTACGACGCCAGCTGGGACTGGTGTGTCGACGAACGGCTTCACGTTCAACAATACACCTTCTCCGGCTGTCGCGCCGTTCATTCTAGGGGTGTGAGATGGTTCTGAAAAGCCCACTTGAACGGACGCAAGCTTTCTCGACACCGCGAAAACCGACTGCTGGGATTCCAGCGTCGAACGTCGAAGATGCGCTGAAATATATCAAGGAGAACGCGAGCGGAGGCTTAGCTTCTGTCGAAGACGATCCGGCCCCAAGGCTCGGCGGCGATCTCAATCTGAATGGACATCAGATCGTCGGCTTGGCGGCCGTCGCAACGTCTGGAAGCTATAGCGATCTGACGGGAAAGCCAACACTCGGAACCTCCGCCGCTCTGAACGTCGACACAGACGGCGCGATGGCAGCGAATAGCGACACAAGAGTGCCGTCGCAAAAAGCTGTTCGCACCTATCTGGATGCGCGCATTGCTGCACTTGACGTCGTGGAGATCAAAGGCGGCATCGATTGCTCGTCTAATCCGAACTATCCCGCAGCAGACGCTGGATATCTCTACAAAGTTACGGTTGCGGGCAAGATCGGCGGCGCATCCGGACCTAATGTAGAAGCTGGCGACACGCTGCTTTGCTTCGTTGACGGATCATCGAGCGGAAATCAGGCAGCGGTCGGGGCGAACTGGACGATTGTCCAGGTCAATATTGACGGCGCGGTCATCGGCCCGGGTTCATCGACAAGCGGTAACGTTGCTACGTTCAACGGGACTGGCGGTAAGCTTCTGCAAGACGGCGGCAAAGCACTGCCGTCCGGAGCCATCGTCGGCACGTCAGACACCCAAACTCTGACAAATAAGACCTTCGATACTGCCGGAGCGGGCAACGTCCTAAAGGTCAATGGTACCCAAATTTCTGACAAGACCGGAACCGGAAAGGCCGTTCTTGATACGTCGCCGACAATTACAAACAATCAAACCATATCACAATCCGCTGCGCAGCCGTTAGCCTCCCTAAACGTCTCAACGACAGCCACAGGGTCAGGCGAGACGCATATCTCGAAATTCTGCGGCCAGGATTCCATCGCGGGCGGTGGGTTTATTAGAGCATTGTTTTTTGCTGCTGGTCCTCTCAATGGCGGCGTCAATAACCAAGGCCAATTCGACATCATCAACGAAAACGGATCAATATTTCTTGCCTCTATAACAAGTCTTTCTGCTAATAACGGCAGCGTCTTAACTCTTTACGACAGATCAAACAACATCAAGACTATCCTGCGCGCCGATCCGGCAAACGTTAGTTACATAAGCAGCGGTTTAGTCGTCGGCGGATCGACCGGGAATGGTGCTAGCAACTTCAGGTCCATGGGCTCCATAGGGACGGCCGCACCAGTCACGGTCACGGCGTCAACGTACACGGTCGGGGCGAACGAGAGTGATATCATCTTCAATACGTCAACGACACATACGCTGACGCTTCCGTCCGCATCAGCCAATCCGGGACGCTTCCTATTCGTTAAAACCATTGCGGCATTCGCCGTCAACAGCGCTTCATCCAACGTCTGTCCTATAAGCAGCGCCACCCCAGGGACCGCTATTCTTGCGGCCACTGCCGGGAAATGGGCAACACTCAAATCGGATGGAACCAACTGGATCGTTATGGCGGCGAACTGATGTGGATCTGGGAAACAGTTAAACTCTTCTGTGCGCGTTCTAAAGCGGGGAACATCCGCACATGATCGAACTCATCCTGTCGACCTGCAGCATTGTATCGGGTGCTGCGTGCAAGGATGTTTCTCTGATCTATTCCGACATTTCACTGATGCAGTGCCAGACCGGAATTATGGCCCAGAGTGAATCTGCAAAATGGGCAAATGAGCATCCGAACTGGCGGGTAGAAAAGTACCGCTGCCAAGTGCCGGGCACGTTCGCGAAACTCTGACATCGAAACGAAGGAGAACGTCGTGACCATCAGGCTCACGCGAGACGATCTCGTCCACATTGCTTCAAGGCCAAAGAACGCGGCTCAAGCAAAGGTCTGGGATGCTTATGTCGCTTCTCTCATGTCGGCAGAAGCAACAGCCTTGTTCGATCGATATCAGATCAACACGCCGCGCCGGATGCAGCATCTTCTCGCGACGATGGTGTGCGAAACGAACCTTTCGATCATCTGGGAGTCTGGAGCATACTCGGCGAGCCGGATCACGCAGGTGTTCGGAGCCGGTCGGCATTCCTCAGCAGTCACGCCAGAAGAAGCGCAGAAGATTGCGTCACTCGATGTCAATCCAGACGGTAGCGGCCCTCGTTGCGAGGCCTTGTTTGAGCGGGTCTACGGCTACAAGACAAAGATCGGCCGCGGTATGGGCAACACCGCACCGGGCGATGGTTGGAAGCATCGTGGCCTGGGACTCAATCAGCAAACAGGCAAGGCATCCCAGCAACGCGCTGCGGCAAAGGTCGGATGCTCTCTCGAAGACCTGCAGAAGCCAATCAACCTCATCCACATGGCCTTGACTGAGTGGGAGGAAAAGAATTGCAACAGGTACGCGGACAATGACGACGCAGTTTCGATCCGCAAGCTCATCAACGGGGGTTCGCTCAAGGTTTCGATTTCCAAGATCAACGGGCTTCCTCAGGCACAGGCGGCGCTTCGTCTGGCGAAGAACGTCATCACCGACGCCGATTTTTCCGATACCGCAGTCGCGGATGCTGCCGATCCCGTTCCAGCGAACGAGAACAAGCCCGTCTCTCTCATGGCATCAACCGAGATGCAGGCTGCAGGCATCGTCGGAACGGGCGGTGCGGTCCAGATGCAGCAGTCCCTTGCGAACGCAGCCGCGCAGACGGCTGCCGGAGGGCGGTTCTCTCTCGGATCGTTCCTCATGCATCTGATGGCTGATCCGTTGTTCTGGCTGACAGTCGTGACGATCGCCGGAGCGGTCTACATGGCCATCAAGCGGCGCAAGCGCTTCCACATCTTCGGAGTTTGACCCATGGCGCTATTCACTGGACTGGCCCGCTGGGTCTCGCTCGACGCGATCAAATCAATTGCCATCGGGATTGGCTGCGCCATTCTGCTTGGCCTCGCAGTTTCGATCTATGCCGACATCAAAACGTCGGGAGGTGCGCAAGCCCGTCTCCAATGCGCTCAGGCGGTCATAGACGGCAACGAGCAAGCGGCAAAGGAAATCGACGCTCTCAACGCAAAGGCTGTCCAGGCAGCAAATGCGGAGCGGGAAAAGGCAAAGGCAGAGGTTGCGCAAACGGCACAGCGGATCGTGACGCTCGAAGCTTCCCTTCGTGCCCTGAGTGATGATCCGATCTGCTACCCGCAATCCATTTCTCGGAGCCTCAGACAATGAAATGGCACATCATCGCCGTCCTACTGCCGATCCCGTTTTTGATGGGAAACAAAGGCGGATGCTGGTCGGAGCCACCCGATCCCATGATCTCGACCAAGCTCGCGATGATCACGCCACCGCATGAGTGTCTGTCGTCTGATCCGGCATGGTCCAACCCTCCCGATGCGGACGAGCCTCGTTCTGAAACGGCGCGTCGCGAGAGAAAGAACAAGGACAGCTTCAACGCCATTCGTTCTGATCGTTCCGTGTGCCGGGCTGGGCTCAAAGCCATCCAGAAGCAAGCCAGCAAGGACTAGGAGACGACCATGCTACTCGACTACCGAACCGCCTGGACCAAGATCAAAAACGCCTGGGCCAAGACAACGAGCGTCCTTTCTTCGATGCTCAAGGTGGTGTCGCCTCAGTGGAGTAAGGCAGAAACGACGTGGGACGGCTGGACGGTGACGAAGCGTGGGATTGCGCTTGGCATCCTCGCTGTCGGTGCAGTGCTTGCCTGGAAGTTCAGCCTCGACATCACGCGGCTTGTGTCCGGCTCGTACCGATCAGCGCATGCTTACGGCTACGGTCAGAACGTCAGCCGGTCGGATATTTCCGGCATGGCGAAGGTGTCGGACATAAGTCGCATCCAACGACAGATCGATGACCTCAAGTCGCAACTTTCGAAAATTGACGACACGATAGACAAGGCTCAGGCATCCAAGATCACGACCGGCTCTTTGCCGACCAAGAAGAAGCGGCGCTAACCTCAAAAGGAGAGCCGCTATGGCCTTCGCAGAGCCACGGAGCTGGTA